AGCGGAGTTCTTTAAAGCAGAGCCAATGCCGCGTCCATTCACAGAAATTGGAGAGGCCTTAAAAGTAGACACCGCAGCCTTAACGCCCTTTGCTGGGTTGGCCATGCTTAAAACAGGCTGAAGCCCAACCTTTGAGATTTCTACACCAAATGCGTCGTTCACAGAGCGCTCCATAGGAATTAAAGTTTATACGCTGTTTCTAAGTCTAGATCACATGCCAACTCTAGGGATGCCTTTACCCCGGAGAGTCAATTTAGCCACAGCTCGTGCTGTTGTAGCCCGCTTGCGGGAAGTGCTTTTAATGCTGGATATTTCTTTAATTTGCTTATCTTTTGCTGTCGTAAATTGCGGGCTGTTTAATTCCGCCTTTGGCATACCGTAACCCTCGGCTACCGACTCGATAGCAACATCTGCTGTCTTTAGCCTGCGTATGCGATCGGCTCCTTCTTTAAACTGAGCAGCCCTAGAAGCCTCAGTAGCGAATACATCGCGAGGATTTTTAACGGTGTGGTATGTTCTGCGAGCGGTAGCCTTTATTCCCTTTTCATTAGGGTTGGGGTAAGCCTTAGCAATACGCTCTACACCAAATGCATCAAAAGACTTTGAAACCTTTCCATATTTCTTGTTTCTGTGATGCGCGTAAGCCGCAGCTCCTGCGCCAGCTCCAACGACGCTACCGACAATATCCGCAGCGTACAGTGCTTTACTACCTGGAACTTTTAACATTCCGCGATATACGTCAAACAAAACTCCAGCTCTGTTTTTAAGTCTCTTATTGTTGTTTACAGCTGAGTGAATAAGTGGCAACTGTCTTATTATTTGTTTATTTGTTTGGTCATAAACACTGTGAGTGGTAGTTTTATGTGCTCTTGGGCCAACTGTACGACCTACAATACTGCCAACTGTAGCTCCACCATAAGCAGATGCTGCGTATTTTGTCTTTTTCTTATCTCCAGGTCCACCAGGCTTGGTGGCTTTTGAGATTTCAATACCAAATGCGTCTTTCATTATTTCACCGATACCCTTAGCTGCCATGACCACTTTTGGTGCATATCAATACGCTCAGCTAGGAAATTAGCGATACCTTGCTGGCGAGCATTGTTGGCTACATCAAACGCATCCATCAAATCCTTAATAATGAATTCATTTGACTTTAATAGATCGGCAGCCATTTCTTTGGCGTCAGTGCCCACTTCCGTCTCAGGCAAAGTAGATAGCTGCTGTAAGCGGGAAAGCTTATAAGGGGCGTAGGCACCTAGTTTGCGGATATTCTCCGCCATAGGATCAATAGACCCATCGATATCTTCGTAAATATCCCCGAATAGCCCATGGTATTGGGCAAAGTCTTGACCCTCCACATTCCAGTGATACCCGTGAGCCTTGAACTTTAGAGATACCAAAGACCCGACAAGGTTTGTCAGCGCGTCTACTAACTGGCTCATTAATTCTCCGGAATATCAGTGGGTGCTATGAACACTTTACCAGCCCAGTCTATTGCTCTGGGTATTTAAACTTCAGTTGCCCGCTAGATGGTTTGCGGGCTTCTTTTGCTTTACGGGTATTACGAGCAATAGCTCGACGCTTATTGTCTAGCTCCATCTTGTATTCCCAAGTGCTTTTTCTTGGACTGCTGTGCACAATCATGCTCAGAGTTTTATCGCTTTTAACAGCCCCATTAACTCTGCGCAGTAGTTTTACTGCAGTCTTTCCGTCCTTAGCCTGACCCCATCCTGGTCCAAGCTTTAAGGCGCGATCAGTAATCCACTTAGTTCCTTCTTCGCCCCCGCCTGCTCTGTGAATAGCCTTTATTGCGCTGGGCTTGAGCGCCCTGCCCGGAACCCACATCTTTTTAATGTTCTTTTTGCGGTACAGGCGGTAGATAGTTTTGGCGTCCTGATGTACAGGAGTATTGAGGTCTTTATTTTGAGTCAAGGCCTGAGCGGCGTAATAAGAGCGCTCAATGGTGCCTTTGGATATCTCTACTCCAAAAGCGTCAATCATGGCAACCTTCTAGGTCTTGGGCTGAATTCTTTAATTTTACCTTCTTTGACCTGTTGCCTTCTAAGGTCCCGCAAAGCATCCCTTCTGCGGCCTTCTGCTGCGGTGTTCTTACCCCGCCTGATCAAAACATAGCGCTTTGGATTAAGTCTTGATTTACTAGCAGCCTGCCTGCCAAGTTCTGCTGCCTTAGCGCGCTGTCTGATCCCGTTAGTCCCCGCTGGGTAATCAAGATTGTTGAGTTTCCAGCGCATTGGGCTGTTGGGCAATTCAATAAAGGTTGGGGCATCAATAATCTTTTTAGCCCTGGCGGGGGAAATACTCTTGCGAATTACCCCAAATGCGTCAATCATCTTTATGCACCACATTATCTGGAATAACAGCGAACCTGCATACTCCGTGAGGCTCTACTGGAAGGGAGATAATTGCGCAATTCTTTCCCCCGCGATACAGGGTGCAGTTTTGACAGTTGATCCCCATGCTGTCACAGTCGTTTTCTTTGGCGGAGAAATAACCAGCCCACACACCAGTTGAATCCATGTTGAACTTGCCGTGCTTGGCAACTACTGACAGGAGAGCATCCTGCAGAGCCTTTTCTTCCGGAACTAGAACTGGCTCCTTGTGATTCTTGGATATTCTTTCTACCCCAAATGCGTCAGCCATTATCTGTTCCTAGCAGAAATAGCAGCAGCCTTTTTCTTGGCGTCTGCCTTGCTGGATGCTCCCCACGCTTGTAGCGATAGAAGAAGCCTGGTTGGCTCTCCATTGGGCTTGCGCTCTGGTCCTGGCATATTCCCCATACGGGCTAGGAAAGAGGCTCTACGTGGATTGTCGCCCGCCTTAACTGGGGCTTTGAGGTTCATACCTTGCGCGCGTGCAGAAGCCCTACCCTTGGCGTTTAATCCACCCTTGGGGTTCTTGCCCTCGGAACGCTGCCAAGCTGGGGTTTCGGCTTTAGCAATGCGCTCTACGCCAAATGCGTCCCGCATGATCAACCCTTACTAGAAAAGACAACCGATAGTTAGATTCTCCCCTATTGGGCAACTCACTTATTGTCTCTGTTTTCCACAGCCTTTTGTAAAACTTCTAGGAAATTATCCCCGCCAACTACCAGAGTCTGGTTAGTGACCTTTTCGTCCCGCTTTTCAAAACCAAGCAGTTTATGCCTGGTGGACATAATTTTAAGAACTGTCTCAATACTCTTGGAGTCCCCTGCCATAGCCATAGGCCATACAGACACCTGAAGGGCGTTTAGACGCTCTAACTCGGTTCCTAGCATATCTTCTAGGGCCTCGTCAGAAAGCTGTAGAGCGGCCCTCTGAAGGATTTTGCGTACCGTAATTCTGGCTGAGTCAGCGCTGGAATACCCCAGGCTTTCTGCCACCTGCGACCAATCTGCTCCCGCCAAGTGCATGGCGTATGCCTCGCGTGCCTTGGAAGTATCATCAAAGGGTTCTATTTCAGAGCTCATCTGTAGCCTCCGCAATGTCTAATCTACGAATGCACTCCTCCACAGCGCCTTCTAAGTCTATATAACCTTCGTCCATCATTACCGCTAATTGACGCCGGAATCTGCCTGTTGATCCACCCCAAATGCCATAACGCTCCCGGCTAGAAATAGCGGTAGTTAGACACTCCTCAACCACAGTGCACCTTCTACAAAACTCCCTAGCCTTTTTAATTTGCCCGGTGCTCAGTGACGGTCTTACGCTGCTGTCATCGTTGCCATAAAAATACTTATCGGCTGCCTCATGCTGCCCTAAACAGGCTGCCTCTGCATGCCATTCCGGGTAAG